AGTGTTTGGCAATGCTGGTATCTACTCCATTGATGGTTTGTTCTATTCTGAGTCTTCACTTAAAAATGACATCTTTGCTAAACCTAATCTTGGTATGTTCCACAGAGCAGAGAAAGAAATATTTGGTGACAAGGCTAGATTTAAACAAGGTGGCTTCTACGTAGGTGACAAGATGTCCGATCTTAAAGCTGCGGAACGTATTGGTGCCACCCCGATCCTAGTACGTACTGGTCACGGAGTGGCTACGGAAGGAGAGTTGAAGAAGTTCTCTAAAGAGAAGTTAAGAAAGAAGACGAAAGTTTTCGACAACCTCCTCCGATTTGTTGAGAGGTTGCCTTAAGCAGCAGCCTCTCCCATGTCTTCTACAACTGAGTCGTTGTACGGGTAGTGTACCAACTTACCTACCTCTGGTAAGTACAAGTACTCAAGGTCTGAGTTCTTGATTGTGCGTAGGGCATCCTCAAAGGTCTCTACGAGAGGTTCACCTGCCAAGTTAAAGCTCGTATTAAACACGATAGGTACACCCGTCTTATCTTTGAAGGCTTTGATCAGGCTGTAGTACACAGGGTTCTGTTCTTCTGTCACAGTCTGAATACGGCAAGTACCATCTACGTGTGTGATAGCAGGAACCTCACCATGCTTCTCAGTCTTGAAGTCCATTGCATACATCATGAATGGTGACTCTTCCATTCCGTATGTCTCAAACCATTCCTCAAAGTCCTCTTGCAACATAGATCCAGCAAATGGACGGAACCACTCTCTGCCTTTTACTTCGTTGACATGATCCTTACCTTTAGGGTCAGTGGGATCGTAAAGGATAGAACGGTTACCTAGAGCACGAGGACCAGCCTCTGATCTGCCTTGGAACAATGTAACAATCTTACGATCAACGAGTAGAGCAGCAATGTCTTCTGGTGTTACGTCTGTTGTTTCAATGTCACCAAAGTCATAAGACTCTTCACGTTCTGGTCCAAGGTATAAGGTAGATAGAGGACGTTTAGTCTTGTCCTTAGTCTCTGTGTAGTGGAGCAGTTGAGCAAGACCTAATGCTGTACCACCATCATGAGAGATAGGATCAACATAGATGTTCAGATCAGGAAAACGTTTCTTATAGTAGTAGTTGGCTACACAGTTAAGACCGTAACCGCCAGCAATGACAATGTTCTTCTTGCCAGTCATTGCCACAGCTTTTTCAATCAAGCCTCCAACAAGACGTTGGGTCTCATCTTGAACTGCCCATGCTAGATTTTTAGCAGCTTCTGTAACCTTAGAAGGATCATTGTGCCAAGCACGTGGATCTTCCTTAAGTTCTAGGTATGGGTGACGTGTGTGGTCTATGTAAGCACCAGCAGGGTAGTTAGGGATAAATACGTTCTTATTACCCCTCCCTCCATAGAAGAGAGAAGGGATAAGTTCATCGTCTTTACCGTAAGGTGCAAGACCCATAGTCTTACCAGCTTCAATGAAACCAAAACCAAGGTAATCAGACACAGCCTCATATGCTTTAACGAGGGTAATAGCTGAGTCCATTTCCATGTTTGGTCCAACTACACGTTGTGTGTCAGCATTACCACCTAGGGACTGAAATACAGGTTTGACACCATCTTCATAATCACAATTAAAGATAGTCTCTGTCTCAAATCCAGGGTTTTTACCACCCTCTTCATCTACCTGAATTTCTTGATGCGTTCCAGATCCATCTACGATAACAGCAGCAGCATCGTCAAAACCTGAGTTGTAAAAAGCTGAGGCAGCATGTCCCATGTGGTGTAAATGCCCTAGGTTAAGAACTTGAACGTTAGGGTTGTGCTTACGGATTAAGGCAGAGTATGGGTCTTCACCTGTCCAAGGAAGACGAGGATGTTCAGGGCTAGTTCCTCCAAGAACAAGAACATCAATACCGTGCTTCAATCCTTCAAGGATGCCCATGAGTGGGTTACCATCGTACTTACTACGAGACAACCGTTCCTCTTCAATGTAGAACTCAAGCTTACCATCAATAAGGAGAGCAGCAGAACCGTTATGACCAGGATTAATTCCTAAAATGTTCATCTTACTTCACCTTCTTTTCAATGTCTTTTACAATAGTGTTGTAGATAGTATTGATATCTTCATCACTAAAGTCCATGAGTGTGTCGTTAGCTCTGTCAGCTAGGTGACTCTCAAGACCTGAGATACGAATAGGTGAGTACTTCTTAACATCTTTCTTCTCTACAATGTTAAAGTAATCTGGATAAGTTGTGTTGATAGCAAAGGTAGAACCAACAATAACAGTACCAGGTGTGCCTAGTGCTCTAGCCATGTGTTGACCAACTGAGTCTACGCCAATAAAGTAATCTGCTGAACCTATAAATGATGCCCACATACGTAGGTCAGCTTGCGGTTTCATAGTGTAAGTATCTTCTGGTAGATGAAAGTCTGGTTCTGCCATAAGAGCTAGATTGTACTTAGTACTAAGTTTCTTAACTAGTTTTAGGTACGACTGTGGATCAAGAGAACGAGATGATTCATCAACAACAACACCAGTAGGATGTTTCTGAGCAGAACGTCCAAATGGTTGTAGGACAATGTTCTTTTGTTTCTGCTGTTGATTCTTTACATCTAAAAACATTCCTGCTGCATTGACCTCTTCCATTTTGGAAGTTTTTAGGACAGGTACGCCTAGGTCAGAATGATCATCTGTGTTGTTAATCAAGCAGTCAAAAGCTTCTGCTAAAGACTTCTCTTGTTTAAAGTATCCTGGTACTCTATACGGTTCAGGAGATACAATTTCTTTAGCTTTACACACTACCTGTTCAAAGATACCTTTTTGCTCTGGGTTAAAGGTCTTGTCTTGTAGCTCTGGAATACCCCAGTATAGAGTATCCCAACCATGTACTAAGATAGCAAAGTCATCACTTTTCTTTGCATATTTTATAAGGGCGGGAATGGCTGCAATAGCACGACCTGCCCCCCCATCAATTATGAATAGTTTATTCATGAGTCTTCTTTCTCATTATTATCATTACAGCACCTACTGGCACTGGTGTTTTATTATATCAAGAAAGTACTAGTATATCAAGTAGGTTCTGTAGGCCAAACTACAGCAAAAGGATTAGTGTCTTCGTCAATCATATCACGAAGCTGAGTTCTGTAGGCTTGCCAAGCAGTAACTTCATCAGCAGTTAAGGCTGTATCACCCAGCTGTGTCCAATCTGTGTCAGCAATAACCTTGTTTCTAAGTAGTCTTATTTCGGTCCACTTACCTGATCTCTGATCATCAAACATTTCTTGATCTGTGACTTGCAATTGATTTCCAAAGTACATTGTACAATTAGGGTATACTTCTAGGTCATCATCTACTTCCATGACAATTTCAGAGTCACCGTCATTTATAGATACAAGAGAGGTAGATAAAACATTACCATCTTGATCAGTTCCTATTAATTTCATCTTAACCTCTTATGGATTGATTGTAACAAAAGAGAATGCTCTCAAGCAACTGGTTGTATTAGTAAGAATGTAACCACCATTTTCACCTGTTATGTTGCAAGCAGGTTGACATACTGGTACAGTGTCTAGGCTAAAGCATTTTTTGTTCTCTAAAGTAGTGTCAGTACAGTTTATTGTAGAAACAGTTACAGTAGGTGGAAATGCACTACAGGCGTTTTGATATGTTATGACACTACCACAAGCTGTTGATGAGGGTGTGGGCCTGACACACTGGAGATTAACTCCTGTTGCTGCCCCCATACTATAGCTAGGACTTGATACAACACTTCCAGGTACGATATTATCGTTGCTGTCACGACAGAGACACATAACATAGCAACAACACACCTCAAACAGGTTAGTCTGATCTGCGTTAAGTGAAGTAAAAGAACCTTGAGAGTTTACAGGAGAACTATCAAGTTCTACAGTACAAATATCAGCCCCGTTACAAAAACAACCTACTTTTCCAACGTAAGGATTTACGTACTCGTAAGCACCTGCGACAGTAGATGGCCTAAAGTAAGCTGCACAAAAATTATTTGATGTGTAGTTTGGAGCAGTTAGGCAGGAGTGTGTTACACTGCTTCCAGAGAAACACATTGCACAGAAACCTGCACAGCAACAGTCACATCTGTAATCCCAAGGAATTATAACACAACCTGAGTTTGCACCATTTCTTTTTACCCAAGAATTCATTCCATTTCTATTATTTTTTGCCCCCTGACTGCAATAAGGGTTAGTAGTAATTGCATTAGTTGGGTCATGATACTTTGTGTTACAAATTCTAGCTCTAAAATAATTAGAATCAACAATTTTACTGCCGACTATGCAACCTGGCCCCATAGCCATTTGACCAAACATATCGGCTCTTTTTGGCCCACAACACCCAATCTCGTTATGGCATCTTAGCTCAAAACTACCACAGTTATTGTGACTACCATTAAATGAGGCACTATACATTAAGCAAGTGTTCCTACCACTACCAGAGCATATGTTCATGTAATACCAATTATCAGCAATAGGCCAAATACAATCGCCTCTGCAGTCAGAACCACTTTGGCTGCAGCAGAACCATTGCCCAGTACAGTAAGCTGAGGCAGAAGTTCCGTTAACATGGGACGATCTTATTAAGCAACAACTAGAATTACCTGCACTACAATTACATAGTCTTGTAGAAAGGAAGAAACAACAGGCTGTACCAGGAAACACTAACCCAATACAACGAGAAGATTTAACACATTCTTGACCTGGACAATCACTAAAGCATTGGTAACACCAGCAGCAATTATTTCCAAGGGAGTTAAACGATTGAAAGAAACAATAGTCATTTGTTCCAGCCCCGTCTGTAGGTACAGTAACTCTTAGATAAGAGTTTGTAACTATACCACAGTAACAGCTAGGGTTTGTATGACCATTTTTACACACTGGTGAAAAGTGATTTACCAGTATTCGACACACAACGGTTCCATTAAAGTGACATGCCTCTGTGTAAAAACAGTGGTGATTAATGTGAAAACGTTCGCAGCAG